TTAACTCCTTTATGGGTTAATGGATCCGTCGCCCGCATAATCTCCCAGTCGTCGCCCGTTATGCCATAGCGTTTAAACGCGCCCTGGAGCTCTTGAGGCAATTCTGCCAGGGCCTTGCCTTGCATATCACCTAATAAGCTCTGGAACTCCATGCCAAAGGCCTTACGCCCGGCATCCGTCCAGGCTGATAACATTGAGGCCCGCATGGTAAAGTCGGCAATCTTAGCCGAGAAGCCCGCACCCGTAACCTCAGTGAAACGATTTGCAGCCAGGGCATGATTCGCCCAGGCGTCCGCCGTTAATTGCATCTTAACTGCAGTTAATCGATCCGCCTCATTAGCTGGATTTAATAGCGAGCTCATACGTTGAAATACTTTGGTCGCGGGTATGCCGTTAAAGCTTGAGGTTTTTTTCAGGAAAGCCGTGTCTGATACAGCTGATAACATGGCGCCGCCCAACTTGCTGGCCACCAGGAGCGAGCGAACCGACTGCATAAAGTCGGCAAGCTTTACAGATTTAGTTTGATTAGCCTCACCAGACACCACCCTCCAGACAGAATCCAGGAGCGCCATATCCAGGCCCTCGCCCTCTGCGTCTTTCAAAGCCATATCCCTCATGTATCTCCAGGAAGCCTGAGGGTTAGGGCCTAGTATTTCGAGCTTGGCTGTATCATTGGCCATACTGCTTAAATGATCTGTTAACGTCGCATACAGGTCCGCATGGCCGAAATTATCGTGGTATTCCAGCCAGTCGTCCGCTGTTTTAAAGGGGAGTGTTCTATGGTCCCTATGGCGGTTAGCCAGTTTAGATCCGCCCATTCTGCCAGGCGTCATAGAGGCCAGGCCATCGGTTGCTATTTCATCATAAGATCGAGCGAGCATCTGCTCAAGCTGCATATCATTGATAGGGAGCCCAGCGTCGTCGAGCATTTTATTACGATCGAGTTTATCCTTAATCCCATCGATCCAGTTTTCTTTTGATACCCTGGAAACTCTTACAGGATCATGCCACTGAGGCATCCCCCAATCCTCACGCTTAGGGATAGCACCACCGGCACGATTAAAACGAACTCGAGCCATCTCAGCCGTATCACTCCAGATCTTAGCCATTGAGGCAGCCGTACTATCACCCGTCGGAGAGTTAAATAATTCACGCACCATATTCCTGAGGCCATCTACATCCTGGGAGAAACCTAGATTTTTAGTCCTGAATTTATCCATGGCCTCGGCAAACTTGGCATGATATGTGGCCAGGATGGCGTTACCACGGGCGTCAATATTAGAATAAGCCGCTCTCGAGCCCACATCCTTAACCAGGAGAGACATAACGCCGACCTTTACACCGGCCGGATGATCTTGCACCTGGTTAGTTATCTTGTGAAGGGCCACGGCCTGGAGCCGCGCCTGGCGTTTTTTGAGTGCGAGCTCAGCGCCTTTAGCTTTTAATACCGCTTGCTCCGCCTCTGACAGCGCCGCCTCTGGTGAAACTTCACCACGTAATACAATCTGGTCTTGATATTGATCAATTCTACGCGCAAGGTCCTGAGCCTCCTCATCGGATATCTTTCCGGTAGCGACCGCCGCCTCGATACAATCTTTTAAGTTAGCCAACTAAACAGCCCTCCAGCTCTTTCAGCGCATTAGCCTGGCCGTCGATATCATCATAAACCTCTCGAGCGCTCAGGGTGTGTGCGACGATATTACCATCCTCGTCGGTTTTAATCCCGACCGGGATATCTAAATCCTGGTCGTATATCTCACGATCCAGGGCCGCCTCTTTGGCCGCCACTTCTGGATCCACTGGCTCATCCGTGTATTTTGCTTTGATTTCCTTATCGCCCTTTGCTATATTATCAGGTATGGAAACTCCTTTCACACCATCATCAGTCACATCCTGGGTTAACTGGGAAGCCCGCCCCGCCGTCGTTGTTGAAACGCCTGAGGGTATTTCTGGCTTCTTCGTTAAATCTGACGCCGCACCAGGCGCCTGGTCTAAAGCCTCACCGGCTGAAATCTTGGATTCTGGTCGCCGTGTTTCTATGAGCGTCTTCCAATCCATGTTTGCTGATCGCATAGCGTCGGCATAAACTTCCGCTGATTCTGCCTCGAGCGCTCTATAAGCTTTAACGTCCGTCACACGTCCGTCCTTAATTAAGGCTCGCATACGTTCATAAATGCCATGACCTGAGGCCGTATTAGTTAATACTCTTTGTTTTGGATCGATCCATTTTTTAGGAATAAACTTAAGACCGGCCTCGCCCTCTTTAGCGAGTAGCATGTGCGGCTCCCAGATCTGGATCTCGCCCACTGTGCCATCCTTAAATCGGACCATAACCTTGCGATCGAAGTATCCGGCATCGTTTACCTTCCAGGACTCATCCATAACCTCGAATTTTTTAGCCAGAAGATCAGCCACTTGATCGCCCTGGCCCTGGGTGCGTACCAGGAAGCCACCGCGAACCACGTCGGTCAATTCTCCAGCATCCACGTAACCCTTACGCTCGACCTTGGCCTCAGTATCCGCTCGCTTTTTAATACCAGGGTTTAGGTATTCAACGTCCTCACCTAATTCCTTTTTAATAGAGTTAGCTGCTCGAGTTAATTGGCCCTGGTTTTTAGTAGCTACTTTGTAAGTATCCTCAACACTTCGGCCGGCCTGTTTGCTTTTAAATTCAATCTCAGCCGCTTTCTGGCCAACCTCATCGAGATTATCAAAGTTGACCGGCTTACCTTTTTTAAACTCTATTGCTTCTGTAGGTTGTCCAGGCTCGCCAGCTCTAACCCCCGGAGCACGTTGTTCAGCGTCCGCTCCTCGAATGGCCCCGAGAAAATCATTGGTCGCTTGGTTGACGTTACCGGTTTCTTTGAGGGTGCGGCTGGCTTCGCTGAGCGCGTCGGAGATATCCCCTTTTGTGTTTGCTGATTTTGTGATTTGTGCGATCGTTTCTTCATCGGTAGCAATCCTAGCAAGGTTAGCCTCGCGTTTTAATACGTTACCAGCGTCGGCAATATCAGAAGCCTGGCGCTCCAAAGTTTTAAAGGTTGCCTTGTCATTGCGCAATCTTTTGAGTGTATGCTCTACAATTTTGGCACGTTCTTTGAATAGGCTCTCAGTTATTTCCTGGCCGCCAAATAGGTCCATAGTCTCTGTTTTTTGAAATCCGGCCGCTTTCATATCATTAACCATGATACGAGCCTGGACCTGGTTAGCTGGTTCAGCCTGAGCCAGAGCGCTGATAATTGCTTTTTGTTCAGCACCATCCTGGACCAATTCGCCCACAATACCGCCTATGCGCTCGTCTACCACGCCATTAATAACCATGACAAAGGCATCATCATCCAGGTTAGCCAGCCCGCGCCCTGCAGCAACAAGGGCTGATTTAGGAGGTAAACTAGGCATAAGATCCAGCCCGGTTTCTCCGAGCTCTCTGAATATCTTAGCGGTATCCACCGCGGACCCGGTTCCCTCGGCTATATTTTTAACCGCGGCTATCTGCCTGGCATCGGCAACGCTAACGCCATCCCCCTCTCTGAGGACTATCGCGTTAAGGTTTACCTCGGATGGATCCTGGCCGCCTTCGATCATACGTTTAGCCAGGCTAACTCTCTGATGGCCATCTACAATAAACCGCTGGCTCTGGTTGTTTTCGTACACGATCGCAATACCGGCCAGCTTTGGATCCCAGCGCTCAACACCTTTTAGGCGCTCAGTTACTCCCTCGATATCCGCACCCGCTTTAAACTGAAATTGATCTGCATCAATTAAAACACTATTTGGATCCACCGCCTCAACATGCTCAGCCGTTTTTCCAGTGTCCGCGGAACGTCCGCCCTCGAATCGATCGATCGCCTGGTCCATTGCGTCGAAGTGTCCAGGAATATCCTCACCCGCCGCCTCGATATTATCGGCATGAGACTCCAGGATATCGGCCTCAGAATTAGCCGTCTTACCGCCCTCGGTGCGTTTTAACTTGGCCGCACCCCTGAGCTCCGCTACGTCCACGATCGTCGAGCCTGTAGCACGTATGGCGCCAGCTGCACCCATGGCCACCACGATATTAAGCGCCGCCTCTTGGACCGAATAGGGCGAGTTTATTTGTTTTTTCCAGTTGTAGACTTGTGGCTGGATAGCGGTTTCAGATACGCCCGCGATCATGGCCTCAAGCTTAAAAGCTTTAAATGCGTTTCCAGCGATACCAGCGCCAGAGATTGTACCCGCGCCCATGGGTAGAGTCGCCAGGATTAAAGGATCTGTAATAATACCGGTAGCCGCACCGGTGACAATGCCAGCTTTTGACATACCCCGAGCATTGGCAAACATTCTCATGGCCGTTTCTCGGTCTGTTTTTGCTTTTTCCTGGGTGGCTTGCATCAATGAGCCCAGTGTAGACAGGCCCGCGTCCGGGAATTTTGCCTGATCCCGAATGATATCTTGCTCCAGGGCCTTTAATAATTCTTTGCGTTTATAAAAACTAGGCGCCATATAACCAGGCGTAACCATATCCGGCTCCATCATATCCCTGATATCAGGCCTTACTTGAGCATAAGCCTCGAGCGCGGTATTAACGTCCGCCTCCATGAGAATTTCCTCGGAGTCTGATCGCGCCTCGTTAGTAGAATATTTGTCGAAAGCATTATGGACCTCAAGGAAACCAGGCTCCTCAAAGCTTTCCGCCCCGGTAGGGCCTACACGTCGAGCCTCATCGTTTAGATCCTCTATGCCACGTCGATCAAAATTCTGCATTATTTAGGCCAGGTTAAAGTAAATGGGGTTAGGTCATCGTTAACCACGGGTAAGCCGTTTCTAATTACCTGATAGTTTCCGTCGCCCAGTGTAATCAATTTTACGCTCATATCGTTAATAGCTTTTGAAAGCTCAGGCGCGATACTGCCCGCACCCATATCCTCAACTTCTGCCTGGGTGATATTTTCCATCCAGTCGATAAATTGATCTTGATCAACTCCAGGCTGAGGCGCCTCGATATCATAAGCATTATCCATAAAGAAACCAGAGCCCTGATCCTCCAGGGAGTACACGCCACCAGTAACCTCGTTAAATGCGCCGGTTAATACCTCGGTATCTACCGCCACACCGTCAACATTGCCATTATTGGCCGCTCTTTGGGCGTATATATTCCGCATTGAGTCGCGCAATACCTCCACCTGTTTGGGCGTCCTGGCATAGGCTGTTTTTATGATGTTATTAAATTGCGTATCAAAATCCTTAGGGATTATTTTAGGATAAGCCGCTCGAGCATCCAGGCCCTTGATCATTTCACGGCCTAAATTACCTCGACCCTCAACCATTAAGCTACCCGCGACCGCATAGGTCCCGCTATTCTTTCCGGCCAGGTTTTCCAATAGAGGTAAAGACTCAGTACCCAGGCCCTCGGCCAGCTGACCCATAGCCACGATTTTTTCATCCGAGCTCATTTCATCCAGGCCCGCTTTAAAATCATCGATCTCGCTATCCGTCATGGGTGAAATAGGCTGACCATAATGCTCCTCGGCTACCTTGGATAATCTTGCTCTCTCCTGGAAAGCTCCCTCCTCACCTAATGGGGGAAGATCCTCAATAATGTTTTGCTCCAGAGCCAGGTCCAGGCCTCGGCCAGATTTAAGCTCGCCGCGTGTATAGTCTCGAGTTTTCTCCAGGCGCTCAACTAATCGAACTTGCTCGCCGGATAATTTTTTCTGGTTTTGTTTATTCAGGGTTTCATCCATTTGAGCCGGTGATAACTGCACAAACTCATTAACTGCGTCCTGGTGGATCTGTATCGATTTGAGCGTGGCTTCGTGCTTTGTTCCACGTGAAACCTCGATCAGCTCAGGCAATCCCTCGACCTGGCGCCCATGGTCTAGGGAATACTCGGCATTTTTTACTGTGCGATCCAGGGCCTTTTCCCTGGCAGTTATAACCGCTTTACCCCTAGTTATCTCAGAGCGAACTCGAGCCCGCTCCTGGGTTAGGGCCGCTTTCATCTTGTTATCGATTTTATCAACTAGATCCGGATCGACGCCCTGGTGTTTTTTAGATCTGAATTTTTTATAAGACTCCTCAGCCTGGTCCAGACCTTCCTCATCGATTGTACGATCAAAAGCGCCGGTTACTGTACGCATGAGAGCCTCATCCTCGAAGGCTCGCTTAGTGATTTCTACTTTATTTTTATCCAGGAGCCCACTTTCCACCCCCGAGTCCAATAAGTCGAAATAATCCTCTCGCTTGCTGTCATAGAGCGCATTGTCGCCATTATAGGCTGAGCTCATGGCGTCGTCTTTAAAGCCATCAGAAGCGGTATTAATCGCAGCCAGCTGCTCAGTCTGAGCCGTATCAAACATGGTTTTTTCAATACGAACCTTAGAGCGGAGAGAATAATCTCCCATTTCCTTGATAGCCATAGGTTTGAGCGAATCATCGACCTCAGATAACAGGCCCTCTTTATAGGCATCAAACTCTAAATTGAAATTACCGATATCATTCTGGTTATTCAGCTCAAGATCCGCCACCGTTTTACGGATATCAGTTTGGATAGCTGCTGTATGAGCGACCCTTGCGCCGGTAGCGAAAGCCTGGTCGCGGATAGTCATATCCTCAGGGATATCAACACCACCAACACGCCCGGCCGCTGCAGCTTCACCCGCTCGCTCGCCTTCTTTTTGGGCTTCAATGTCCGCCAGTTTATTTTCTCGAGTGGCAAAACCTCTTAAACGGTCTGCCAGAGAGCCAAGCATTTGTTCTTGGGCGCCCGTCTGGACCCGCGGCTGACTTCCTATAGTAGGATCAAATCGTTTAACCTGTGGCATTTTAGCCCCTATCTACATTTCTGTTTATTTGGTCTAACAGCGAAGCCGTCGCGCCTATCATGCTCCCTGTTCGTCGATATCCGGCCTGAGATATAGCCGAAGCCGCTGCAGCTTCCGCGCCACCAGTCTCAACCAGGCCAGCGCCCCGACCTGTACGGATATCCTCAAGAGCCGCCTCTTTGCTTGAGCCTTCCAGGAAGGCGATACCACTGGCCGCTCGGGTAGCGTTTTGACTTGCCAAGCTGGAGACTAATCTCCGGCGCCGATTAACTTCTTTATTTTTAGCATCTTGTTTAATTTGATCAGCCTGTACTCGGCCCGTTACTTTTGCCGCCTGGCCCTGGCGAATCATTGAGGCAACACTTAGCCCGGCCAATACGTTAGCCGCTGTAAACCCTGGCAACAAACTAGCCGCTCCAACCCCTGCGGCTGTTGTTGTTGCTGCTGCGGTTCCGGCAGTCGATAGCGCCGCTGTTGCTGTTACTGGATCTGCCATCTAACTCACCTCCACGTCTAAAGATAATGATCGAACAAACATAGGCAAAGGATCCGTTTGTGAGATTGTAATGTCGGCTATATGACTCCAGCCAGTTAACCAGACCTCTTTCATGCCCGTATATGGATCCGGGATATCAGGAAGCGGGCCGGCCATTGTTCTATCCGGTAATCGTTTCCCCTGGATAATCACGCCTAAAGATTGATATAGATCAATTTGAGCATGAAATGGTCGCTTTTCTCTCATCAGTGTCGGGCCATTGGCAAAATTAACATTAAGCGGCATAGTCGTCGCTATTACATCATAATCTAGTCCGACCTCTACATCCACGCCCTCACGCGCCAGAGTAATGGATCCGCTCGCTGGAGTAGCATCGGCCATCACCGCGCCGTCCGCTTTAACTCGGCAAGATTCGCCATCTAAATGGCCGAGCCCTGTCACCGTTACACTTGAGGCTTGAGTCTGAGCGATATTAGAATCTGTATAAGTGTCCTCATCCATGCGCTCCAGGTAATACTCAGTCGAGGAGTTAATGGTCCGTTTTACCAGGAAATAAACCTCATCAATAACGGAGGTTACTGATAGGATCTCGCCATCGGTTACCCATTGAGTCCAGCCCGCGACATTTTCAGTTCTGAGGGTATTGAGGACCGCCATAGTGCCATCAGTATTAACAATAAACACCAGGTTGGCGTCGTCTGTAGCTGTGCCCTTACGAGCCGCCATATCAACGGGCGTATTAATTAAATGCGGCGCCAGGATAGAAACAGGAGCCGCGTTATAAGCATCCTCACCAAAACTGAACACAAACTCACGAACCACCTTACCCCGTCGCTCGACGAACATAGTCGCGCCGTCGATATTAACCGGGTGTAATCCTATAGATCCGTATTGTGTTTGGCGTGTAATTGCCACGCTGCCAGGAGTAAGCGGGATCGATTTCTCAATAAACTCACCGCCAGAGGTAAAGATCTGTAAATGTCGAGTCGAGGTTACAGCTGAGATGGCGTTAACCTGGTCCGTGTCCATGGTGGCAACGATCGCCTGATCATCCAGGCCGGTCCCGGTATCAAAGTTATAAAAGTCATTAGTAACCGAAGCGATAACCGTCTGTAGTCGATCCCTTGTTCCGCCAAAAATTAATCGGCCCTGGTGGAATGTAGTTGATCTAGGATAGCCGCGGGTAGCGCTCCAGATATCCTCGGTCCCTGGAACGCCGTCGGTAGTGGTACTGATTGATATACCAGGTGTCGTATCCTCTCGGTCAACCATTTGAACCCAGTCAATACCGCCATCAGATCCGGCGAAGGTCACGTCGTATTCCTCGGGAGAGGAGGCCGCGACATAAGCCACTGTTATCCCTGTTGAGCTTGTACCGCTTAAAGCCCTTAATGCGGTCTGGATCCGTTCCTCATTGATAGCCGTTGAAGCGGTCGCCCAAGTAATAGTGTCGGTTATCTCGCCATCAAGATCCAGTTTAAAGGTTTCGCCACCGGCCCAAGTAGTGCTCGGGATAGTGATTTGTTGAACCTCATCGACCTGGGCGGGCGAGCTCGCATCATTAAAGTCATGCTGAGGCACGTTACTAAATGTAATTGTAGAGAGCGTCCAGGATGAATGTGTCGCGCCTCGAACCAGCTGTCTAGGGGCATGGTCCTCATGCACCAGGATCATGGTGTCCGCTGATTGGGTATATCTCAGGCTAGGGAGCTGGGCCAGCGTCCAAGGCGTCGTAACATTGGCCTGGCTTGCTCCGTCCCTGAATATTTCGACATTTAAATCGGTAAAAACCAGGAGATAAGTCTGCTCAACATTAAAAGCAAAGCTGGCTAAATGACCATCCAGACCGATATCGTGCACAAAAGCCATGCCAGGGCGACGCTTAAAGCCTCCCTGTGGGGTGCATAAGACATTTTTACCCTCGCTTAAGCCTGAGTAATATTTCTCGATATCGGTACGGGAGCCGAGCCTTGGATCCAGGACCCCGGCATTAAACGACGACTGGAGACTGACATTCTTAGGCATTGTTAAATCCACCGCCGCGTACATCGATTAATGGATTATCACTGATAGGATCCGCTGGCGCCTGTTGTGCGTCCAGGAATTTAGCGGTCCTTAGCTCGTCCTTATAAGCCTCCCGATACTCCGCGGCCGTTGTTTTATTAGCCGTGACAGGGATCGCAAATTTAGAAGCCATTAAGAACTCCATAACCGTCACCACATAGGGAGGCAAATCGCTTTCAGCTACCTGGTATCGGTAATCGATCTCGACGGTCGGGTTATTGCTATAAAGCTTATCGCCAAATATTTTATAATTTGTCGAGGGATAGGTGCGGTCCAGGACCAGCATATCGGTAGGAAGCTGGAAAGCATAATCAAATTCGTTTTGTGGCGCTGCAGTTAACCTGGATAAAGGGACGCTTTTCCTGGTTGCAAAGTGCCATCTGTGTTTGCTTAACAAGCTCTTATAGCTTGTAGGATAGAAGGCCTCAGCGTGTTCGTTTTCACTGAGCGCTGATATTTTGCTGTGGCCGATTAACAGGAGAGCGTTACTGCATATTGATACGTCGGAAGCCATAATTTACCGCCAATTTATTTTGTTTTTATTAACATTCTCAGTAATGCGTCATTTATTACTAACTTACAGACACGCTGGCCGATAGAGTCCAAAAATCCGAGTCTATCTGTATAACAACAAACACAGCCCCATCATCGAGATCAGATATGCTTCTTATTGACACACTTGTATTAGTCCCTGGGTCATTTGGATATTCCCAAATCATAGTTACTTTCCCGTCAATGCAACCATAAAGCCGTGGCTCTTGTGTTGTAACACTAGGCGTTAATTTTGTTCCCATTATAGTTGCACCAGATGAAGCATGATAAGTGCCGCATTCTATCCACCAAGGCATAAGGTCAAGCTCATCATCAGTATATATTTCTTCTGCTCTCTGGCTGGCTGTTGCCTGATTGCCCAACACTTCAACAAAAGCGGATGGATAATCATCAGTCCCGCCATAAATGCCGCGAGGTGTTGCGCATAACTGTGTAAGACCACTATATAGCGGGTCTACACTGCTTGTTGATCTAAGTGCATTAAGTTTATGTGGCTCAATATCTACTGAATGCCAAGTCGTATCTCCAAAATCTCTGACATACAACCCAACTTGATCACCATGCCCCATACTGATATAGAATCTATTTTGCCATTTATCTACACAACCCCCGTGCCAGTGGCAGGCATAGTCTGTAAATGGAGCTGTTCCTGTAGCAAGCTCAACTGACCATGTATCCCCGCCATCTTCGGTTATCCATACATTAGTAGCTGCTGTTATATCTTCCCACGGATTGTGATATTCACTTAAAATTCCGTGGGTGCCACTAAAATCAATACCCCACTCTTTGAACTGACCGGATGTTGCGCCAGCCGGTGAAGATAATGTTGCTTTCGTTGTCCATGTTGGAGTTGCTCCACCCCAATCAGTGGACTTGACTAAATCATTATCTCTAAGAACAAGAGCCTCGCCATCAGTGCATTGATAAATAGCTCTGCAATTACCGGAACCGCCTACAGGATTACCAAGTGTTATCCCTGTCACTTGAGTCCAGTTATCACCCTTATCTGTACTAGACCATAAGACATCACCACCATTATTAAATCCATATAGGACGCTACCAAGCCCCCCAAAGGGTCTGACTGCACCCCCGCCTATGTTGGTCAACACAAGGTTAGTTAAGCTGACTGATCTATTAGCTACTACAGTCGAAAGTTGACTATTATCTCTCCAATTAGGCATGATTACTGTGCCTTATTATGTAGTACGGTATAGTTCCGCAAATAAGCAGCATCGGCCCCATTAGTTAATTGCGCAGTAAACTCAAGTGTTATTTCTGCACTAATATCAACCGTTATCCTTTCACTGGCTCCAGTTCCTTTTATATCTGTGTTACGACTAGCAGCTTGGCATGTTAATGTAGTTGAGTTTTCAACAATAATAAGTTTATCAATACCAAGATCAAAACCTATTGTGGCAATAGAGCAGCATGTTGTCCCATCCCACTCAACTCTCGCTGTCATTGTTCCAGCAGGCGCTCCACCGACACCATCACCATCATCTATATTGTAAAGGCATTGTATTCTTAAGCTGTCACCTACCTGAAATGTACCAGCAGGGAAGGTAATAGTTTTTAGAGATGTTTTAGTTGTATTGCCTGTATGAGATATGCCAGCACCAGAGCCGATAACCTCAATTAAAGAAGCGCTATTTTTATCTCGCCAGTTAGCCATTATTTAGCGCTCCAAGTTCCTGTTACGCCGACTGATTGAGTAGTGTCGGCAGAGGCTTGAATCCTTAATAAATCAAGCGCGGTACAATCTAAAATAAACCAGCCTCTAGCGTCCACGGCTAACACCGTTAAATCGCTACTAACCCCAACCAAGATACCCGACGGGCTTGTGTAATCGCTAGACGCACTATAAAGCGTTTCAAAATTAACTCCGCCGTCGTTGCTATGCTGTATCTCAAAAGCGTCAAACAATACTGCGGCCGTCCCTGTATCATCAGAGTTATCAATTATTACCATAATCTGGTCATAATTTTTAACCTGGATATTATCGCCTATTGTCGTTAACCCAGCTACCGCCACGACAGTTGAGGCTAGTGTTCTTTCTGCTGCTATTGGTTGTGACATTTTTTCAATTCCTCATCAAAAAGGGCGCCGGACCGTTAAGCCAGGCGCCCTGCCCTGAATAGCCAAACAATGTTTAGCTTACCCATTCTTTTAGCGACTAGTCGCCGTCTGTTTCAGGAACCGTTAGGCCGTCAGATACATCAACAACACCGGAAGCGTTCGAGAGAACGTTTACGATAGTAGTAGATGGAACATTTGTGTCACAAATAAACATAACGTCACGGATGCCAAGCAAATCAGAGGCGTCATTAAAATAACCCTCAGTATTTACGTCGGCAATAGGATCCTCTGTGCTGTACATCCACAAGCGTGGAGCGCTACCGCCAGGACCTACCTGGTAAAGACCATCAAGTGAAAAAGCCATTGCTTAATCTCCTATATAATTTAAAGGAGGCTAAAGGTAGATTACTCTACCCAGCCCACTGATACGATGCCGTTACCGTTTCGAGAAACAGAGCCCGCTTTCATAACGCCATTACATAACCAGGATGTTTTCTGTGCAATGTAATTAACCTCAGCTTTGATATCGATACCGATAGCCAGGCCAACTGCCTTTTTATGGTAAACAAAGCTTTCAGCGTTACCCGTAGTTACTGGGATGCCACCCTCGTCACGATCCTCGATAACTTTCCAGTTAAAGCCCATCCAGCCATCATTAACCTTAGCGGCCATTAATGCTTGAACAGTGTTGTAATCGGAGCTATTAACTTCGGTTTCTGCCAAAAGATCCTCAAGGCCGTCACCAGTTAATAGGAAAGTACGATCGCCAGCTGGTACGCCTTTTTTTACTAAAGCAGTATTACAAGCGTTAACCTTCTCAAAGGAGAGCGCGGCGCTACCGTGTGCGATTGTTGCGGCTGGAGAGCCCTCAGCGTCACAAGCATCGATGATCAGCTGATCAAGACGACGACCCAAAGCACTAGCGATTAACTCGGCCAGTTCTTGCTGTTCATCGAAATTAACCTCTGCCTGATCAAAGATATCTGTATATTCTGGAGCGTTCCAGTTTTCCAGAGTACAGTTGATAAGTGCGTGATTAACGCCCATAGGAGTTACATCGGCTTGAGTAGGCTTTTGATTAGCCATTCCCTTACCCATGTGGCGGAATTTATAAATGTCGCCTACAACATTGTTGCGGATCGTCACTGTATTACGCAAGAAGCCAGTACCCTGGAACTCTTGTAAAACAGCGTCGTCAAACTGCTGTTGTGCTGCGGCTGATAGAGTTTTAGACATTGTATGTCCCTCATCAAATCGTTAATAGAAAATTAAGCGATCCGGGTATCCAACTAAGTGGGCCGATCTTGCGCTATTCGTTGCGCCTATCCGACTACTTTAAGCGGGCCTCATTGAGGGTGTCCGTTGTGGTAGTAAAATCCCGGCCCTCCAAACAGGGCCGGTAATACGTTTCTGAATTTCAATATAATACTTACTGATCAATACGTCAACTACCCAACAACTGAGCTCTTAGGCGCTGAGCCGTAATAATCGTTATAAGCTTTATCCACTTTCTTTTTATAAGCTGGGTCCAATGACATAAGCCTATTACCGTTATCATCCTTTTTAGCCATCATTTCCTTTAAGATCTCAGGCGTCATACCAGTATTTCCGGGCACGTGCTCCCCGTCACCAGGTAATTTATGCTCTTTAGTTAAAGACTTCATAGCCTCCAGGACCGTAACCCCGGCCGCTGTGCTGGCTACCGCTCTAAATGCTTCATAATCTTCCTTACTCAGATTAGCCGAGCCAAAATCAGCCAGGTCCTTGAGGCGTCGATCTGCATTATCGCCCAGAGCTTTCATTTCTTGCTCTACACTGGTCCCAGTCATAGCCGCTTCGGCCTCCAGGTATTTACCCAGGATCTTATCAAAAGCCTCCTGGCTCAGGTTCATCTCCTTGGCTACTTCTTTGAAACCATCCAGGGCCGGATTGCCTTCCATAAACTCAGCATCCATACCCTCAGGCATGGTGAGGACATAATCCTCCTCAGGTGCGCCGGTAAGAGTAGAAGTTTCGCCCAGCTTTTTCTCCAGATCGTTATAAGCCTTAGCTTGGTCCTCTACGGTTTTGTATTTGTCTTTTTTAAACCAGTCGTTTTCTCCTGCTGGATCCGCTGGTGGATCTCCGGCTGGTGGATCGCCAGCTGGATCCGCTGGTGGATCTCCGCCCTCTGGCAGTAAAGAGCTTTTACCGGGGTCGTCGCCTTCTTCCGCCATTGAGTGAACTTTAAAAAGCCAGTATTTATCTATTTTCATTATGGGATTCTCCAGGGTAGAGAGTTAAGAGCCCTCAGCGAGCTCGATGTTTAAAAGAATTTGACGGACCATATCAGCGCGGCCCTCTCGGATACCTGCCTCGAATTGAGTCGCGTTAGGTGTGACCGTCGGTTTTAAAATTGTTTGTTTGATCATAATATCCAGGATGATCTTGCCCGCTTCATTTTGGACGAAAGCCTGGTGGAATAAGCTGGCCATGCTTCGGCCCTCTTTTTCCTGCTCGGCGCGGATCTCATCCAGGGCCTCGCTCTCGAGATCCAGGGCGCCCCAGCCCTCAAGCTGTTTTAATAAGTCCTCTGATTTGCTCATTGCGCTGGAGCCTCCTGTGCGGCCATCTGTTGATCTGCAATCATCTTAGCTACCATTTGCATAAGCTCCTCACGTTCCGGCTTATCACGCTGCAGGTCTTGAGGTATGCCAAGCTTTTCTCCTAAGTAACCAGGCACGTCCTCCATTTTAACGCCTAACATCATAACCTCTTGACCGAGAGGCGCTAGTCGCTGCATGTATTGATCATAAGCCAATAGATCCTCTTGATCCTGAGCTCGAGCCAGGGGAGATGTGTGCTTAATTGTTACCTCACGGCCATCGACCCGGATCTTAGGGATTTTTCCCTGTTTACCCAGGATATAAATACCGCGTTTAATAATCTTTTCAATAAACTCAGTCTGGAGCCGGCCATAATCAGAGCCGCTATCCATCAGAGCCTCCTGCCCCCTCAGCGATACCTCAGTCGCAGACTTAACCGCGCCCTCAACATCTCCAAAAGGTTCAGCAAATAAAGCTGAGTTAATGTTTCCACGTAGATCCGAAAGGATAAGCTCGGCCACGGAAAAATCTCCGGAGCGCTCCAGAGCTCTTAAGCTCGGGTTAGCGTTATCATTAGACTCAACCGGGATAACCTGGCCAGGCGCTACCCGCATAGTCCAGGGATTCATTACGCCGTCGCTAGTGCCTGTATATACACCAGATATCGCCAGAGCTGCATTACGTAAAACGAACTCCACCACCTTATTAGCGGTTAGGATATCCGGCAATACATTCATTACGCGACCACGGCCCAGCACCTCGCCAGGGACCACCATCTCACGGAAGATAATCACCGGGCTTACTTCATAATCAGCCATGTAAACCAAATGCTGATCATCCTCGTAGACCACAACATTATAAGTTTTTTCTGATTGTGGCTCGTAAACTGTGCCCTCAGTTAATGCGATCTTTTCGTCTGGGCTCTCCTTTACTATTTTTTTAAGGTTTTCGTTTAAATCCGCGCCTTTCCAGATTCGCTCGATATTTCTGGCGGGTACTTTGTATTTACGCCAGTTAGTCTCGATCGTGCCGTTAGGGCCTTCCTCCGGGTTAATCTCAGATAAAGGTATGGCATTAAAAGCAAAAGCTGAATCGCCGTCGCTTTCTTCCATAGTCAGGGATCCTGTGGATATCGCTAGATCCAGGAAAGCCTCATGGGCTTGCTGTGAGTAATTAGAATGATTTAAATGATCAAAGAAAATTTCCGCTGTTTTGTCCAAGCCCTTTTGTACTTCTTCGCGATCCTTTTCTGGAACATCGGACCCAGGGACTAAGCTTACCCATTTGCGCCAGGCCGGGGTTAGTGTGGCCTGTGTGCGGCTGGCGAATTTCTTTACACCAATAACCGCTGTGGAGTCATAGATATCCTGGTTTTTCTTTTGGCCGGGTGAATAATTGTAAAATGTTTCTCGATAAGGGATTGCATAACGATAACACTGGGATAAGTGAGTCTCCCATGGCTGTTTCCGCTTAACAGCTGCAGCACATCGGGCTATAAGTGCGCTTACGTCGCCCAGCGCTGGAGGCAGATTAAAAGGCATTAACCCAGTGTCTCTTTGGTCTGGACGCCCTTCTCAGATCCAGATATCAAGGAAGCTCGACCGCCCTGGCCACGAATTAACGCACCTTTCCTGGCCTTTTCTTCCGCTTTTAATCGTTTAATCTCATCGGCTTGATGTTTTTCGCCAGCTAACTGCTCGGCCGATTTTGCTGGCATCTTTGGCTTACTTAATAGCGTGGTCATTTTGGACCTCCCAAGTGTTTGTATAATTGCTTTGGCGTAATGATCCACCAGGCAGATATCCCTAAAACCGCTTTAATTTGTTCAACGCATGTAAAAGCTACCGGCCAAGGGGTGCGCCATCGATTGATCTTACGCCAGGCGCTTACTCGGATTATATCTGTATATGGCTCATCTGCAAGCGCGACGCGGATATCTGGATCATAGCTCGGTAAAATAAAGATATCAGTAAAGCCCAGCGCCGGGTTAATCATCATCCAGTTGTAGCCGTCCCATTTCATCGCGTAGCAATGAGAAAAGCCTCGATCGATAAATGGCATATTGAGCTCAGAGGGTTTAAACACGATGTAATAGTCCGCCAGGCTTTTACCATGGAGCAAGGTTTCTCGTTTAAATTTAGCCAGGGGCATTATCCGAAAGGACTCCAGTCGTTTTGTGGTGTGGCCATAGCGCCCTGTATTGGCGCCTTAGGTATTGGCTTCATTAGTTCATCCTTCCAGGCTACTGCCATCATGCGAAAGCTATCAGAGCCTCCAGCGGCCCAGTTATGGATAGGCTCCAGTTTGAACACCTTAAGCTTCTCATCGTATTTATAACTATAGTCAGTTAAGCAAGTTATCCCCGTTTTACATTGCGCCTCATCAAACGTGCAGCGGGCGATAAACGCTTTCGCCGCTTCGATACCGTCAGATTTTGGAATATTCGGAACCTGTTTAAACGTAATGCCCGCGGCTTTTGCGGTGTCGATTCTCTTTTTCTTTGAGGTCCATTCTCTAACTTGGATATCGTGGGGAGCCCAGTGTAGGCCGAATGTAACGTCGCGCTCTTTAGCCCAGGCGTTAATATAAGCAAGATAATGAGGGAGGCCCTCGTCGTCATTTTCATAATAGTGAACTATCCTTGCCTGGCCATCGACCAGCTGAGCAAACCAGATTGTATTCTTATTAGCGGATCCCTTTGATACCCCGATATCCCAAAAAGTCGAGACAGGCACGCCGGGCGTTACAGGTACATGCTTAATTCTTTTCTCTTTCCAGGCGAGCTGGATCTGTTTACCAAATATCGAGCCCTTATTGTAGGCATCAAAGCTGCAATAGAACTCCTGGTCCACCATCTCATCCGACATTCCAGCCTCACGCTCAGCCTCAACGGCCTCGAGCGGGATGGCTTTGGTATCAGTAACAGTGAGAACCTGGTGAAACCAGCCAGATCTATCCTTTCTGGATAAAGCTTTGGCCTGTTCACTCATGTAATAGCCGTGATTTTTCCCTCGAGGCGTGTACTCGAAGATAGACCAGCCATCATTCTCCGCCAGGATAGGCCGGAAGTAATCCCAGGCCATGGGGTTTTGCAGGGAATATTCAGAGAAAACGATCCCGACCGGATTAGTCCCCATCATAGCGTCGTATGAGTCGGATCCGCCCAGCTGGCATATCGAGCCATTAATGAACTCGACCGTCATTTCGGTGTTGTTTACATTGGCTATCAGCTCCTCAGGGAAGTGATCCAGGAATTTGACGCCCGGTATAATCTCACCAGTCTCCGGATCCTTTTGCTCCTTGCCGATACCCTTCCAGATAACTTTCCGGGCCTGAGTCTGTTTAGGCAATAGATAAAGATAATACCCCTTACGCTCCACCATTTTGGATATCAGGAGATTTACACAAGTTTTATCCTTGCCGGCTCGCCTATGCCATACCAGGACAATACGCTTAACAGCCTCAGCCAGCGGGTTTAGCTTTGTGTCAGGGAAAAAAGCATCCCAGACAGGGACCTGGTAAGTCCTGGCCTGGTAGAGATATGGAAGTGTTACGCCCTCGCTATCATTGGCCGCCTGATCATCGATAAGAAACTCACCGCGAGCAATCTCGTAATAATCATCATATTGATAGAGCTGATCCGCTTCCTCAGCTGGGATAAATTCTGATATATGGGCGCTCATTCGTTACCTAGTGCCGCCAGAGCTATGGCCTCAGCCTCAGATTCGCACTTGCAAACTAATTGAGCACACATCCCGCCTACTGGCTCCATGACACACCAGCACATAAAATGCTCCATATACCAGGCATACATCATCAAATACTCCCCACAAAAGCACAAAACCAGTTAAAGGCGATCGATATCGCCAGGCTATAAAAAAACATTCTGAGCTCAGTCCCTTTAATCGAGGAAAGGCGTAGATATAAATAATAGAGCATATACATAAGGGTTAGTTAATACTCCGTGAATTAATAATACTGCCATTATCTCGCTCCCGAAAATGATAGATCAAGATGCACTTGTGGCGCCTTGGCTTTGTTGCTTTCTTTAAACATATTCTTAATTTCGGCCAGTTTAGTAAGTGCTGCAGTTTTGGGGTGAAATTTAACCTCGATCTCTGTTGTTTCGTACTCATCGCCTGATTCGCTCAGGTTTACGGTCCGCTTACTCTTTACTGACATAATCGCCCGCCTGGCCCATGGAGGAATTTGATCCAGATCCTTTACTGTCACCACACCATCCTTAATATCAAACACATCAATCGGATCAACAAAGGCCAGAGCTGCAAATTCGGCCGTTATACGCTCAGCCCTGATATCAAGCTTAGCCGCCATCATAGCCTTATAATAATCAACCCGCTCGGCTACATGAGGGCGCTGTAATACCTGTGATGCCAGCTGTCTATTGTTTTGGCCATGGTCTGAATAGCCGGCTACCACATAATTTTGCTGTAGAGTATTAGTAGTTAAAGCATGATCTCGAGCCAGAGCATCCTCTTTAGGCGTACAGTCCAGGTGTGTTTTAGCTTTTGCGATCTTTTTAGCCATTACGTATTCGCCTATCTAGCTCAACAACATCATTAATCACAATATCCGTGGCCATACGAACAAACTCAGGCGATCCTATAGCCGTATAAATATGGCTGTGAAAATACCGGCTCATAATAAAATTAGATCTTCCAAAAAATGGCTGTTTAATTATCCGGCTAATAGTCTCAGCCGGGGCATCACATCCAGGCTCAAACAGTGAATTATAATATTTAGATAACTTCATTAATGAATTATAACCCCTGTTTTATTCCTTTGCCTTTTCAGGGCCTCACGGATCCGCACCCTTAACAACTCTCCAGCGCCAGATATCTCGATCGCCTGGTCCTCTACATATTTCATCAGGTCCAGAAAGCTATTGATATCCTGGCCTCCAGACTTCCAAATATGCGCCATCTCAGCCACGGCCTCAGCACCCTCGTCCAGTTTATCCTCTGAAAATAACTTAATACACTCCTTGAGGATATGATCAAAATTATTAGCTTTCCGTAGTGTTTCCTTTTTCTTTTTCCGCTCGGCCTTCTTAAGCCTGGATATCCGCATCCTTTCTTTTTTGTCCTGGCTTAAATTATCAAAGCCTCCGATATTGCGGCGAATATCATCCTCTTCCCTACTCATTGTTTACTCTCCAATACCTTAGTAATACAGGCTATCTGAGCGGCTTCCATTGAATCATCCCAGTGATAATGTCTGCCAAATTGCCTGCATAACCATGATTGCTGACCTGCTCCCCATTCTGTATTTATCCGCATCTTCTCAATAACCTTGTTGCGTGAATTAGCATCTAAATAGGGGTTAAATGTGTAAGTATCTTCACTCTCACTGAATACGCGAACATCGTTTGCACTAACATATTCGTAACCCATATAATCTGCACACTTCAAATTAAATTCTTTTTCATTCACTCCACACCTTCCTTGCTAATTCGCTTATTACCATGATTTTCATGGAAACCATATTCAATCTCTGCTGATTTACGGGCACAACAAGCCTCGAATTTACCTTTAAACATGCCTAAATAAATGTAGTTATTATTTGCTCTTATTACTGAAATCCAATGTTTATCAGTAGTAGTCCAATGAACACCAGTTATTCCTGATGTATTCCTATCCGACATTAAAATATTTTTGCAATTCTCTGCTGGTGTGACATCCCTTAAATTAATAATTCTATTATCTGCTTTTAATCCGTTAATATGATCTATTTGATGATCAGGCCATTTGCCGTAAACATAAAGCCAAGCCAGTCTATGAGCCAGATAAGTTTTTTTATAGATAGAAATATCTATATACTGTCCATCTCGTATACATCCAGCCACTTTTCCTGAGTATCTCTTGTTCCAATTTAGCCTGTTGTCTTCTCTGTCTTTCCATAAAAACACGCCTGTTTCCTGATTATAATCGAGCAGATTTTTTAAGGCTTCTTGTGTTAATTTAATGCCCATCATCTTCCTCCAAAACTTTGGCGTTTAGGATTGCTTTTTTAGCCTTATAGAAATCACCTTCCATCATTGGCCTGCTATATTTTGGAATAGTACAAAATGAATCCCAGCAAGCCTCTCGCTGCTGTCTTAATAGCTCGTCTAGTTGGGATTGGGTGTATAGTTTCTCTTTGCACAACCCACAAGTTTTGTTATATAAACTATGTCCGCATTCGCTCATTTCTCCTCCCATGCTTTGATTGCTTCAAGTACATCGTTAATGGCTTGATTGTATTTGCCTCCACAATCAATATCCCCTGCTCCACAGGTTTCAGGCTTCTTCATCCCCTTAACCCTCTCCTTAAGCGCTTGAAGGTCGGCGGGGTTTCTGGTGTTCCATGTTTTGATTGCATCTTCTATTGTTTCGCCCCCAACTTGATAGCATCCACAATTTGAACAACAAACACCTGTAGGATGTTGTAATATCCCATCTTCATCATTTACAGCTTTTATAAGCCCCTCATAATCCGGTAACTCATAGCCACAAAACGGACACGGTTTTAATTCACTCACTCCATCCCCTCCCATGCTTTGTTGATTGCCTGTTGAGCTTTTATTGTCGCCAATAAAGGTATATCGTACTTGCTTAATTCATTCTCAACCTCTTTCATAACCCTCTCCTTAAGCGCTTGAAGGTCAGCGGGGGTTCGGGTGTTCCAGCATTCTATGGCTTCTTTTTCTGTATCAAATTCATGATTTACTTCGCCACCACATTCACACACTACTGACCAGCTCCAATGCGCCTCATAATCCGAACTTTTATCATGGAAAGAACGAGGCTGATCACCACAAAACGGACAAGGAAGTAAATCTGGCATTTTATCTGTCATTCCGGCAACCTCCAGGCCTCACCCTGCAGGGCATGAGGCAAGTCTAAATATTCTCGATCTGGATCCACGTTATCCCGCCCGATCCAGCCCCCTTTCCTGTGTACGATCTCAACATCCTCGGAGAAAAACCTCAGGCGCCCGTCACGGTCCTGGACTACTGCATAGCCTAGAGTGATAGCGGGTATAACCCAGTTGAGAGTATTATCGTTCATAAATTCATGTAATCCTTAATTACAATTCTCGCCTCATCCCAGGAATAACATACCTCACATCGATATCCCTCAGCATCGGCCTCGGCCTTAAAATCGGCCTGGTTAGCGGTTAATTTATTTTTTCCTACCTTCATCTCAATATATAACCCATGGAACCCCTGGCGAGCTTTAGGCAAAAATATATCCAATACGCCAGACTTTAATCCCTGAGCCTTAAGCTTTATGGCTACTTTTTTATGCCGCTTACCACCGTTAGGGATCGCATGGAGCCAGCGCAATTCCTTGTAATGAGCCGCCCACTGAAAAAGAGCTGTTTGTTCGTTATCCTCCCAGTGATTCAAAGCTTTAAGGTTCCATCATTAACCATTCTTATCTGAGTACGGATAACGCCCTGCAGAAACATGAGCTCGATCTCCTCAGGTGTAAAGCCGGTGTTCTGCATTCGGCCATCGACAATATCATGGCAGACATTACAGCCATCGGCCGCGTGTATATTTAGATTTTTTGAAGCCATACCCCCGCCATTAAGATGGCATAAAACCGTAGTTTCATTTTCAGGGGCCGGCTTACAATAGCCAGGGATCCGGATCAGACACGGTTTACCCCTGGAGCTTTTGGTATATTTATCCTGTTTCTTGGCCATCGTTACCAGATCCACGAATTAAAGCGATAAGCTCAGATTTAGTATCCTTCTGCTTATACATGGCCGTTTCTATACCTTGGTCCTGGGCTTTCATATCCAAAATAGCCCTCAGATCTTTAATGCCAAGCTGCTCCAGGGTTTTTTCTGTTTCTGGCTGAGTCTCAGTCTCTTCCTGTTCTACCTTTGGCAATTCAATAACTGCAGCCGGCATAAATAACAGCTGAGCAATAGGCATCATTGGGGTGATCTCGATCATTCGAGGTGTGCCTTGGGCGTTTCGGTTCCACATCAGGATCTCGACCTCGCCATCCTGGTCGCTAACGAGCTCCATACCACAAGCCAGCACCAGGCCCATTTCGTTATTACCGCGTAGAGCCATGGCGAAAGCATGGTTATCCGTTTTCATGGCCACGCCGGTTTTAACTTTAAGGCGCTGACCCTGGAATAATTTAACGGTTTGAGGGATATCAGCCACTAAGACTAAACTATCTCCTTTGAGGCCTTTTTCCTGAATCTCAGGGGTGCGGAATTTAATATCAAACATTATTGTTTTCCTTTGGATGTAATAGGGCCCACTGTTCGCGGACCAGGGTTTTTAATTTAATAGCTGACTCGACACCATGCCGCTTTCGCCAGCGAGCTATAAATGCTTTTCGCCTTTCTTTTCCAGGCATCCTGCAGACTGTTCTAGCTAGACACTCCCAGCGATAAGCCTCGGAATTATTAGCCATTCGGGAATAAAAGCCCCATCTTATCCAGCTCGTTATCGCTCGCCTCGGCCAATTTCTCGGCCATTTTAGGCGAAGGCGTCCGGATACCCATGCCGATCTGCTCGAGATACATCAGTGATGTGTCGATCTTATCGGCAAAGGCCTGGTTTTCTTCTTTTGTGTGGCGTCTAAGCCAGCTTTTCATAATATTCATGGGATATAAATATAGCATTAAGCTATGAAATATAGCAATAGGCTAAATTAAATTATTTGATTACTTGCTATCTGTATAGCTAATTGCTATATTTAAGCCGTGGGGTTAATTCGGAGGTTGATATGGTTGTTTTCTTTTCTTGCCTGGTTCTGTTTGCAATAGCTCAGAGCCTCTACCTTAAAAAATACCCAGTTAATGAATACGCCGGATCTGGTAAGTTTTCAGGTTCCGGGGTTAATGATTTTGATTGTTATTACGTTGGTGGTGAATAAGTGGATTATTTAGTTATTAAAGCTTTTGAGATCGCTACTTTTGCTTATGGGGGCATGGTAGATAAGTCCGGCGTGGATTATATCTATCACCCTTTGAGCGTGGCCAGGGCTGTTTCTGGTTATGGATCCTATTATGAGGCCGCGGCTTTATTACACGACGCGATCGAGGATAGTGAGCTGGAGGCTGAGGACTTGATCGCTATGGGTATGCCTGGCGAAGTGGTTAACGCCGTGGTGATCGTGAGTAAAAAGCCTGGTGATGTTTATTTGGATTTTATTAAAAGAGTTAAGGATAGCGGGAACGATATCGCTATTAAGATAAAACGAGCAGACTTGGCCGATAACATGGATCCGAGTCGAGACTATGATATGCCGGCCAGCATGGCCAAACGATACGCGAAAGCGGTCGCAATTTTGGAGGGTTAATTGTGAAATTTAAAAAAGCTTTATTACCTGGTGGCGGTTTCTGGGACAACCGCTGGAGAGAATACCCCTATCCTAAAAAAGTATGCGAGGGCTATACGATCGCCAAGTACGGTAAATTCTTCAATGTTTATTATAACAGCATGAGAATAGCCAAGGAATTACCATCATTAAGAGCGGCCATTAAAGAGGCGAATAAAAAACTGTTGCAATCTGTATAGCTATTTGCTATATTAGAGGCGTGGGTTAATTAATTGCGAGGTGTGAATGATGAGAATGTCCAGAGAGTTTTTTATTCCTAGTAAGTATTCTGAAAAGGTTGAGCGCGAAGGCGTCCAGGCTGAGGTCTACTTGACTGATGGTGATAACGGTCCAGTCGCCAAGGGTTTTGGCGGTAAGCGATCAAAGCCTGATTTTTTCCTGAGATTCAAAAGCGAGGAGCGTCGCCAGGAGTACGTCGATAAATACCTGGATGATCTGGAGCGAAGGATTCAGGAGAAGAAAGCCAGACAGGAAGCTAAAAATAATTTTGAAATGTCACTAAAAGTTGGAGATATCTTGTATTCCAGCTGGGGCTATGATCAAACTAATGTTGATTTTTATCAAGTAGTTGAGCTGGTTGGCAAAAAGTCCGTGAAGATCCGCGCGATCGGCGCAATGGTTGATAGTTCTGATTTTGGAGCTGATTACTTAAAGCCGGTAAAAGATAAATTTTTGAATGATGGCGACGGAATGCTTAAACGAGTTAATCAGTATAACTCTGTAAGAATTGCTAGCTATGCTAGTGCGTCACCCTATGAAGGTAAGCCGGTTTATCAAACTTCATATAATTGTCAAAGATAGTTAAGGGAATTAAGGGCCTGAAATATGGCTCTTTCTAGCAATCTGCTATATAATAACCGGGCGAGGTAGAGATGAATATAAGTAAAATTCTTACGGGCAATAGCCCACAAAATAACAATGTTAGATATTTATTATGGTCCCTGAGATATAAGGATCATTTTGGATATTACCCAAAATCACACAACCACGATCTATACGAGTGCCGGATCTGTAAGAGGCCTGTATGGATCGAAACACACATCAAGCCCGATATAACAGATATTACATGCTCGAAAATTTGCTTTTTAGAATTGGTCGAGCTGCGTAATGATAACCACTGGAGTTAATAATGACAGAAAATAATTTATCAGTAGTACCAAAAAAGAGAGCTCGCAGAAAACAGCTCTCTCCTGAGGCTCAGGTTATGGGTATGCTGCAGACCGCCCTAGAAAATGGCGTAGATGCAGATAGCCTGGAAAAACTTTTAAACATGCAGGAGCGCGTATTAGATCGCCAGGCTGAACAAGCTTACTCGATATCAATGGTCGAGGTTCAGAAAAAAATGCCGGCCATTGTGAAAAATAGAGAGAATGATCAAACAAATTCTAGCTATTCAGACTTGAAAGTAATCATTAAAACCATAACGCCGGTTTATACGGCTGAGGGATTCGCTTTATCTTTCGGCAATGCTGAGAGCCCATTGGCTGATCATGTTCGCGTTACATGCGACGTGATGCACTCCTCAGGCTTTTCAAAGCATTATTTTACTGATACGCCTCTGGATCTTACAGGTATTAAGGGCGCGGTTAACAAAACTAAAACCCACGGGACCGGTTCAGCTAATTCTTACGGCCGTAGATATCTAACCTGTTTAATATTTAATCTTAATACAGGCAACGACGACGACGGGAACGCGGCTGGCGGACCACTGCCTGAAACGTTGAGCGAGGAGCAGTTATTAAAAATTGACTCCATGATCAAAGAAAACGAGCTCCCTGAGGCCAGGGTTATGAGCTGGTTAAAGGAGGCGTTTAAAGTGGATCGCTTCGACGATCTCTATGAGTGCAATTATGAGGCAGTTATCACCCGTTTAAATATGGCAATTAAGGCTAAAAGCGAATGATTATACACGACGTTGAACAAGGCTCAGAAGAATGGCACACACTACGCGCCGGGATACCTACAGCCAGCGAATTTTCAAAACTAGTTACAAGTACAGGCGCCGTGAGCAAATCCATGCCTGAGTATGCCATGGCTCTGGCCGCTGAAAAATACGCCGGTAAGGTCCTGGATGGCTTTATGGGTAATAAATACACGGATCGAGGCAAGGATCTCGAGGAGTCTGCCCGCATGGCCTATTCAATGGATAATGATATCGACGTGGAGCAAGTCGGTTTTATCACGAATGACTTAATGCAGTACGGCTGCAGCCCAGACGGATTAGCTGGTCCTGGCCTGGTCGAGTTTAAATGCCAGATCCCTAAAGAGCACGTTAAAACTCTGATGTATTTCGATAAACACGGCCGCGCCCCGACCACTTATATCGCCCAGGTACAGGGCCAAATGTTTGTAACTGGCCGCCCCTGGTGCGATTTAGTTTTTTATCATCCTGATCTCCCTATGTTACAGATTAGGATAACCCCGGATCAATTGGTGATTGATACGTTAAAAAAACAACTCAAGGCCGTGGAGGCCGAGAGAAATCTTTGTTTAAAAGTATTAAATAAATAGGAGGCCATAATGGCATCAACTAAAGACCCTGTAAAAACCCAAACTAAAAAAGCCCTGGTTAATCTAGGTGTGACCGATAAAAAGCTAAATGAGCTCAAGAAAAAATTTAAGGTAGTTCCGGACGCCAATACGGCCGACGGTTATCAGTTAATTGTTTCTAATGTTCAAGAGCTCCGGACCTTATGGGCCGCGGTCGATAAGGAGCGAAAAGTCCAAACAGCTGAGGCCCTAGAGCACCAGCGCGGAGTTAACGCAGAAGCAAAGCGCGTTACTGAAATCCTTAAGGATATCGCTCAGCCAATGGTCGAGGCCCGCGAAAAAGTGGACCAAGCCAAAGCTGAGGAGGAGCGCCTGGAACGTGAAGCCGAGGAAAGCCGGATCCAGATCATTGAGGATATGATCGCCACTATGAGAAACCAGGTTAACGGTCTGCTTAATGCCTCAACTGATGTTATCAAAGCCCGCCTGGATATGGTTAACGCTCTGGAGATTACTGAGGAAAAATATCAGGAATTTCTCGAGCCGGCTCAGGTAACTTTTAACCAAGTTAAATCAGATCTTGAAAAGGCGCTGGACGCCCGCATTGACCTGGATCGTCGTGAAGCTGAAAATAAGGAGCGTGAGGAAAAAATGGCCGCTCAGCAAAAAGAGCTAGACGATAAACAGGCCGCTCTCGATAAACAACAACGCGAAGCCGACGAAAAGGCTGAAAATGAACGTAAGGCCGCTGAGGAGGAGCAACGCCTTAAGGATGAAGCTGAGGCCAAGGAGAAAGCTGACAAAGAAGCTGAGGCTAAGCGCAAAGCCCTAGCCCCTGATTATGAGAAGCTCGACGCCTATCTCAATGATGTGCGCCAGGTAGTTGATAACCAGCCCAAATTAAAAGATAAAGGCCTTAATTCGGATATGGCTTGCTTTAGCCTGGACGTATTAAAGCTGATTAAAACTTATAAACCTGAGGAGGAAAAAGTAGCGTAATAGAAGAAGGCCCCAGATAGGGGCCTTCAAGTTTTGGAATTGACTGTGGGGAAAATTCCTGTAGTCTTTCACTTGCGAGGTGTGGGACTGTTTGACAGAAGTAGAAGCAATTATCGTTGCTGCTAAGCGCAATTATCGTTGCTCTTTCTATTTTTGTCAAATAGTCCTACACCAACCGCAAATACAGCACGGGTATGCCAACGGCACTGTATAACTGCGAGAAGTTTTAAAAAAATTGGATGAAATTGTATATTCCCGCTTTCCTAGAGCCATGTTTAGGCCTGGATTGACCGGCGGTAAAACCATTTTAGTGGACACTGTAGGCAGATTGACCTCCTTTCATAGATGATATCGGGTTGTGGACAATAATATATACAATATTGGTTATGGATGATTAACAAATAGAATAAAAGAATATCGTAGGAATCCCTGTATTTTAAATAGGTGTCCCTAAGGTCATTAGTCGTACTGTGGATAAAATTAAGAGAATAAATAATATATTGATTATCGAGCAGTATAGCTATATGCTATAAACTATTAACTTGCGAGGTTACTATGACAAAACATTATTACAACACGAATAGCCTGGAATTTGAGGAACTTGCTAAGAGGGATTGTTTAGCATTAACCCAGGAAGAAAAAATCCTGGAGTTATTCCAAAAAACTAAAGATGATTTTACACCGTTTGAGGTGCATAAACTTATCTTTACTAATAAAACGCCTATCACCTCTATCCGCCGAGCCATGACGAACCTGACCCATGATAACAAGCTGATTAAAACTGATATCCAGCGTCGTGGTGATTTTGGAAACCTTTGTTATGCTTGGAGGTTAGCATGAGCCCGGAAATGAAATTACTCAGGCAGTTAATGGATTTACAGCTTACTTTTATGGATGAGTGTGGCTTTGATGTTGACTGGAATGATGAAAAATGGAGCGTAACCAGGCGCCAGAAGAAAAAACGCACCGCCAAGGAGATTAAATACTCGCCTGAATTTGAAAATGCCTGGAAGCTTATGCCGTCTAGAGGATCAGCCAATAATCCAAAAATTGAGGCTTTTGGCCAATGGAAAACAAGGTTATTAGAAGGTTTCACCGTTGATCAATTAACAGAGGGCGCTATTAGATATAAAAAATATTGTATCGCTGATGAAGTTGAGGGAACAAAACATGTATTACAGGCCAGAACATTTTATGGCCGTGAGCATTATTTTTTAAAGGATTACTTACCGCCTAAAAAGAAACTCAACAAGGAGGATCGTGAGAAAAGACTCCAGGAGTTAAAGGCCGAGCCATGGGCTCAAATGCCTGGATCCATTGATATCGCTGCACTCCGGTCCTTCGCTATTGAATATGATTATAAACAACCTGGTCAGGTTCATAATATTAATGATCTTATCGAATATAAGCGTCTGCTTAAAATCCAGATCGATGCTCGGATAAACAAGGAGCTATAAGTGAAAGCTTTTTTTATCAAATCCAGAAACGGAGCTTTTTATCCTAATAACGAGGAGACAAGGCTCTATGTCCAGCGTCGTAAGCCTGGGACCATTATCTCAGCTGAGATTAAGATCGCCAGGAACTACGAAAACCATAAACGATTCTTTAGCTTTATTAAAACCACCTTCGATATGCAGGAGCATTTTGAGATCATGGAGATATATCGGAAGTGGATAACCATGAAGGCCGGATATTTCGACACGATTGTTACACCCAGCGGATCCACAATATTCGCGGCCAAGTCGATATCATTCGAGAGCATGGATGAGGATGAATTTAAAGCATTATTTGATACCGCCATCAATGTGTTTTTAAAAGAGCTAGGTAATGGTATCACAGAAAGCGAACTTATGAGGGTTATTGATTATGGCTAATAAACATATCTATATGCCTGATGGGGCAACGCACTGGGCTTTACTACCCGATAAAACAATACTGTATTACAAGGTAGGCAACTCAGTTTTATTATGGTTTCCTATTTCAAAGAGATGGGATAAGCCCGGCTTAGTCCCTTATACGCTTTTCAGTTTTGGGGAAAATTATGACTAGAGTTAAATTACTAGAAGCAATAAAGCCAGGCCTCGAGCCTATGCCAGGGGATTGCGTTAAATTTCCCGGCAAAGTCGGAGGTAAGTCTAAAACGATCATTATCTGGCAAGGTATAGAGCGCGAGCTGGTTGACTGGGCCAGGGCTATGGGTTGCTCCAGATCCAGCTTGAGGTATAGGCTAGGGGCCATGCCTTTGAGGTACGCCATGGATAAAACTTACACCGTTTCCAAAGTGCCAGGCTATAAACAGCCGCCAGAAATAACGAAAGAAATCGAGCGCGAGCCCATACAGGGTATAGATTACGAGTATATACCACCTGTTAAGGCTCTATTACCACTACCAAAAGAGGATAGGAATTACAGATGATAAACGAACAGCCAAAAGACTACGCCGAGCGGGATCCAGTTGATCAGGAGAATATCAAGGATCTTGAATATCGAGACACCGTTAAACTTCTTTATTATATGATCGCTACCGCGGGCGTTATTTATTGCGTCTACCTGTTAGCTTAATGAGGGGCGAGGTTATTATGGCCGCTCTAGGCATTTATTTTTTAATATGCGCTGGAGTTATAGGCCATTTATTAACCTGGTTGATTAGCTTTTTCTAATATTAATACCTTACTTTCCTTTATGAGCGTTTAGGCCGTTCACGCCAAAAGAAGCGGTCACAATTGAGCCCCAGGCTGTTGTAATAGGCAAGAACAAGCCAGTCATTGCCTCAATAGCCTGTTTTGATTGAGACACAATAACCTGGGCCTCACCTAAAGCAGTAGGGTCGCTACTAAACGCATGAATGAATATTAAAATAGTGGTTGATGCCAAATAGAAGCCATAAATTACACAGGCGAATCTTGATAATTCTCGCCTCATCATCCCGTTAGGATCAAGCGTCTTAATAAATAGAGACTTAGCTTCAGCCGACTCCATATCAGTCTCTATCGCTTCACTTGCGATACGCTCAATTGAACCTACCACGTCAGACGAAAATAAACCTTTAAAAAATCCAATCATATTATTCCCCTATTCGTGCCATTCTTTAATGTCGTTTTCTAACTTGTTTATTTTAATGTCTCGCTTTTTGTTCGCTTCAATCAAATCTGTTAATACTTTATCTCGATTATCAGGAGTAACAATTGGCGTTCCATCCGCTGTGAATAGAAAATCATTTACCAATCTTTTTACTGTATCAGAGTTTCCGTATATTGAACTGAGTCCGAGCGTAGACAATAAAGGTATCATTACAGTTAAATTTGATAGCCATTGCCCTACTTTTTGCCCGAAAGTTCTCTCACTCATCAGAATCTCCAGACAGCGCCTAACGTAACAGCATGCTTACCAGCGTTCTGACCGTAGGAGGTATGGAGTAAGGCGTCAGTTTTATCAAATCGTTTAGCCAGGCCCAAGCTGAGCGCATTCTGGCCATCATAATAGCCGCCATTAATGGAGCCCTGCAGCTTCTTTGTATCAAAATCAAACGGGTGATTAGTGGCCAGAGACAGCGCCACGCCTTTCGCTATATCGGTGTCGTTCGTGTAGCTTGTTTCTGTAAGTGTTTCACTATAATAATTATTGATCACCGTATCATCGTGGTGTCTGTAGTCTCCGGCCTCAGCCTCGTCTATAGAAAACCACATTAGCAGAGCAATAAATGAAATAAGAGCTGTCAGCATTTTAATAAGCCTTAAAGAGTCTTTGTTTTTCATTTGTTTATCCCGTATTTAATGCCTAATAAGGCAAATATGACATAAAAAAGCATTTTAACTATTTCAATTAAATGAGTAACCAGGCCTTTCCCTTGCTGATCTTTAATAGCTGAGAATTGCTTAGCCTCTCGCCTGAGCATCCTATTCTCGGTTTCTGCCTGAGCCAGGTCTTTTTCTATATCCCTTAGCTCCTTGAGGTAGGCATCCCGCTCGCCTTCTATTTTTATTAGCCGCTCTCTGTCGGTTGTAGCTGCGGTCATTTATTACCACCCAGGTCCCGATAATTCCACCAATGAGCATACCGAGCCCTATTATTAAGCCAGTCACATAATCCATATAGAGCGCCCCTGAATGCTAATAATAGCTGTATGGTCATAACCCAGACCATTGTATCTTGATAACTTATGCCGATAATTTGCTGGGTATTTAATCCAATCCACCTGCTAAAGGTTAAAGCAAAATGATATCCGCCAATGATCAGGCTTAAATTACTTAAAAATTTGTCTCCGGTTTTTGCAATATAGTGATAATAAGCAAAATAAACGACGGTTAAAACGGCGTCAAAGTAGAGCCCGTCATACATATCAAGAGCAATAATGGCTGTTGAGAATCCAATGGCAACAAGAAATTGATAAGCAAGCAGTATATTCGCATGTTTATAAGCACATCCTTTGCTCGAGAAAAGAGCGACCAGGGCAGCCGCAACAACAAAAAGCCAATCAATGATCATGTTTTCATAGCTTAATATATCCATATCATTTTCCTGGCCGCTGTGGCGGGTGCGTGGGTTTAGGTGGTTTAGGTCTAGCCGACATTTTTTACCCTCTACGATTGATTGTAAACTATTCGCCTTCTATATGGCCCTGTACTTTCATATTCCAAAAGATTAGATCAGGGTCGCCCGTTGTCAAATCATCCTGAATATACACTTCAAACTGATCGCCATTATCGCCATCAAGTCTCATTACTGCACCTGTTCTAATTTTAAATGCGCCATTAGCAGACGTACCGAAAGAGCCATCTCCTGGATCACCAGACCTTGCATGAAAATCAACCTCCCCAGTGTCTACATTAATATCCCCGTTAGTTTTCCAGTTAGTAAGAGTTCCATACTGGCCGCTTATTTTAACTCTTAAAAGAGCGCCATTAGTTAAAGCGCCTAGATTTCCAAATCGACCAAGGTTGCCAGCAGTAGTATGCCCCAGAGCAAGAGTAAGGTTAGTGATGTGCCAGACTTCACCCGCTGGCGGACCTACAACGTATTCCTGTGGTGATGCCACAGTCCCTGCTTGGGACGCTAAATTAATTACAACTTTAGTAACTACATCGCCAATAAAGTGAACTTTATCAAGCCTACGATCAAGGTTTAGCGTAGCCGGGGTGGTTCCCACTACGGATAATATTCTAGGGAGCGTGGACTCAATAGTGGTAGTGTTTATGTGTATATAATCATCAGCTGAAAAGCTCGTCCCATCTGCCACGATAATCGATGTGGCATTTATTGCTGAGTCAGTGTCTACAGTGGTTGTGGTCGCTGTGTATTGGCGAACATGCTGATTAACCGCTCTATAATGAACATCGGCGTCATGTATGTTTATCGCCCCATTGAAGGTGCTTATACCGGATAACACGACATCAAGCGGGAACTCTGCGTTTATCGGTTGCCCGTCTTTACTGTAGTGCTCTAATACGTTTAATCTGCTGGCATTAGTGCTAAATGAGGCTATTAAAAATAATAAAAGGAGGAGTTTTTTCATAAATCACCTATGGGTTAAAAATTATTATATCGCCATAACGACGAGGCCCGACTTCAATATGGACCCAAGTAGGAGTGTGGTCTATATGCTCCATGCGGATTATATGGGGATATTTGTGTGGGTTACTGAGGATATGATAATAAACCTCCTCAGCTGTATGATGTTTAAATTTAGGATCTGCAGTATTACCAAATTTATGCGTACTCAACTTAGCGCCATCCGGGTCCCCGTCTGGTCTTAATCCAGCGCTGTCCCTGTTACCGCCCCAGATCCAGTTATTAACCGTAACAACCTCGGTTAAATTTTCCTTGAGTGATTCCAGAGTTACAGGCAAAAAAGCACTTATAAAATTCGGGCATCGATCGCCATGAGCCTCATGGATATCGGGGTGGACTAATTCACGTATATCAAAATTTGGGGATACCTTCATTTAATTCAGCTCTCTTATTGATAATCTCGATCCAATACCGAAAACAGTAGCGGACAAAGCGGCATCCTCAAAGCCTATAGAGGTTATGGTATCTGATACAGTGTATCTTATTGATGTTGTTACAACCCCCATAGCAGAAGTATCCCAGTTTGATATGCTGAGCGTTACAGTAGTATCACCGCTGGTACTATTCGGGCTTATGACGCCTCTTACTATTGCATATTGACCAACTAGCGTAGATATACCAATAGCTGAATTATTTGCTTTTGTTGCTGCCCCGCCGTCTGTAGAATATGCGCTATCGTAATTTGTGAGCGTGGTATCACCATTAAGAATCAGCGCTATAGCGCCAGCACTTAACCCCACAACTGATAAATTTACCTCTATATCTTTATCGGCTGCTAAACTTAATGACCCTATAGAGATCGATTGTGCCGCGCTTCCTGTAATTACGGTATATGTATAAGGCCTCAGCTCTTGCAATGCGGCCTCTACATCCGACCCAGCATAATGACCACCAGAATCAGCAATGCTGACAGTGTTAGCACTTGAAGCCGCTGAGCTGTTATATAGCTGCCAGGCTGAACCAGTATAAAACCAGAGATCCTCTGTTGTTGTATTGAAATATAAAGCCCCTGCCTGTAATGCGTCGCCATCATTATCAAGCGCCGGCGCGGTCGCTTTTGCACCGAGATAAATATCGTCAAATTCATCAAATGAATTAGCCGCCGCCGTCGCGCTGTTTGCTGAGGCCGTTGCACTATTGGCCGCCGCCGTCGCGCTTGCTTCTGCAGCTGTTTGAATACCTCCAGAAAATGTATCCGCATCCTGACATTCGAGCGCAGTCCCGCCACTATTCCAAACGAGAGCGCTATCCGCTACCGGAGCCGGTAAGGCCAAACTGACCCCAGCCAGCTGAGCCGCCCGCATAAACATAAGGCTCCGCTGTTCCTGGTTCATTTCAATCTGTTGCATGAGCGTAATGATTTTATTAAGCTCGGTATTCATCGAGGCGATCGTCAAATCACCATTGCTTAAAAATTCTGTATCTCTATCCAGGGCATCATCACGAACAATAGTTATAACGTCGCCATCAGTCGCGGCCACAACCAAGGTAATTTCTTTCGTGCCATTAGAGCCAGCACCTACCACCGTATAATCCGTGGTTAACGTCAATAAATCAGCTGTATCGTCCGGATCGTTACCGACTGGAGTTAGGTAGACCTTTAGATCTGCATTAGCCAGGAACTCAAAAGAAACTGTAAAAACAGTCTGACTACCACCTGAGGCCGTGTATTGGTCCCGTGGTGAAGTGTCGTTAATATCGAAAGCCATTTTTATCTCCCCGGAGCCGTTTCGCCTGGCTTCCAAAAATATGATTGATTATAGTCTTTTGCTCGTCGCTGCTGGATTCTTCTAAATCGTGCGCCAGCATTAGGATCCGCTGCTTTTTGTAATTGATCTAGGACCATTCTTTCATAAGCAAGCCGCGTGTACCATAAGGATCCGCCTGGCGTGTACTGCCTGGCGAAATTAATGATATCCCCGCCCAGGTTCATATCGTCGCCCCTTAGTCCTTGCTGAACATTACCGAGCGTTAATTTAAAGGCGTCCTCGCCTAAGGCGTACATAGGGCCCAGGCTAGTATCCAGAGGACCACCCCCGAATCGATTAGCGTCCGAGGTTAAAAAGTCGCCATATATACCAGCTCCACCGCCCTGGAGGAATGCCGCGCCCCAGGTTTTTGGATCCGTCATATCTCGAGGCTCTTTACCCCTGGATACTTCTTTCATCTGCATAGCCACTAGGCCCATTACCGTGGTCCCGATTGTAATACCGGCCAAGTATTTAGCTTTATCGCTGATCCCCTCCTGGAGTGCACCACGATATAGGTGCGTAGCGATAACCGTGATAGGAAAGGATTTAAACATCCCGACCCCTCGAGTTATCTCGCCCATGATCGAGCCTCTGGGTAGGCCGCCGGTAGTGATTGCTCTCACCCTGGCGTCTGGCATAGGGACCGCGAAATCCATCTCCGTGATAATCATCTCCTGGAGCTTAGTCGCCAAGCTTATCCGCTTAGATTCATCCAGGTCCGCACGTTCCATTAGTTTTTCAGGAGAGAAAAAATTAACTCCTTTATGGGTTAATGGATCCGTCGCCCGCATAATCTCCCAGTCGTCGCCCGTTATGCCATAGCGTTTAAACGCGCCCTGGAGCTCTTGAGGCAATTCTGCCAGGGCCTTGCCTT